CGCCGCATGATCACATCATCGGAACAATCCGGAACATGGGATATTGGCACAGTAACAACTTTGACAGGCATTACCAATGATGTAAACATCGCTGATGGTGGAAACACGATCACAGTAGATGGAACAATCGCAGCAACCCAATCGGGTACATGGAACATCGCAACAGTAACAACTCTTACCGGCATTACCAACGATGTTAGTATTGACGATGGCGGTAACACTATCACAGTTGATGCGCTTAATCTTGATATTCGGGATCTTACCCATGTATCAGATACAGTTGGCATCGGAGATGGTACAGATCTGTTAGGCGTAAACGCCGATGGCTCGATCAATGTTGTTGTTGCTGGCGTATCGGGTACAAAGATTCACGATTATAAAACAGCAACTCCCGGCGCTGGAGCAAGCGATAATCACGATTATTCAGTATCAACCGGGCCTTTTGAGCTATCAAGAGTTGAATGGGCCGGATCCGGAAAGGTAAGAGTTGAGGTACAAGTTGGGCCGATTGGTACTCTTGTATCAAAAGCTGTTGGCTTCTCGGAAAAAGACAGTAAAGATTACATTGAGTTTAACCCTACATTATCAGTACCGGCCACAGGCACAGGAACAGTACGAGTTATTGTTACCAATCGCCAGGGCGCAGCCGTTGATGTGTATTCAACCATCATGGGTACTGATGCGTAACGAGTAAAGGAGAATAAGAGATGAGCAAAACGAAAAGTGTAGATCTCCCGGCATCAAAGCCAGGCGAGATCCAGGTAAACTTTGGGAATGTTGAAGCTCTTAAATTACAGTTGTTGAACGAAATGAGCAAAACTCTGAGAGCGGCAAGAGATCTTTTAGTGAAGATGGATGCAACTCTTATCCGCTTAGAGGGGAAATACGATGCTAATCAAGAGGAAACAAAGGTATGAGCGATCAAAATGATCTAACAACCAATGTAACCCTTTACGATGAAGCTGGTAATCCGGTAGATATTATCCTCGATGGTAGTATCTATCGGCTTGCTTGCGATGTTACCGGAAGCGAGATAATTGTATCCGATAGTGAATCGGCAACGAAATATCAGATGCAAACTGATTATGATGCCGTTGGTACAACTCTTAATACATCAACGGATGAGGTTTTGTTTAGCACAACCGGCACAGGAACGCTGGATTTTGTTGCTATTACCGGGAGCAATGCTAACTTCCAGATCGCTATTGAGGTTGATGGAACGGAGAGGATCCGAATAACGATGGCGCAGCTATCAGCTATCGGATTATCTAATGCAACCAATGTACCATTTTGGGCCGAGGTTGCTAATAAAAACTTCCGGTACTCGCCAAATATACCGGTAGGTTATACAGCAAGCTTCCGGATCCTAGCAAAAGCAACCGGCGCTCCGCTGGCAACAGTAGATCATTTAGTAATGTATAGAGAGAGGATCGCATAATGGGCCAGGTAAATACAGAAAAGACATTTGATGCTCTGGCTATCCGAGATACATCGGGCCATAATGGATCAACAATCGATCTGTTTGATTTCCGGTTAAAAACCATAATCATTGAAAATGGATTGGATCAGCAAGTAACGCTGCAATGCCAGGGATCAGCGCATGATGATTTTTCTAACAGCTTCAACATTGGATCATCATTTAATGTTGCGGCAACAACTGATACCTTTCAAACTTGCGATAGTTACTTTCCGTATATGCGCATGACGGCAATATGCGGATCCTCGCCGACAACCGGAGATTTAACAGTTTACCTTGTGCAATACGGAGCGTAATTATGGGAACACTTGATGCGCCAACAGGCGGAATAGTAAAGAGATACAGCAAGATTCTCAACATTGACGGCATGACAAGGCCGGAAACAAAAGCGGCGCTGGATGAGTTTCTTAACAAGGGATGGATCCTAACTGCGATCTATAACGAGGGATCACAAACCAGAGCTTGCCTTGTGAGAACAGTTGATGGATAAGTATGTTTTCCTGGCGCTGATCTTTGTTGCCGGATGTACCTACATCCAGGAATCCGGCATGACGGAATGGGATTACAAGGCCATGAACGAGGGCCGGGATCTCCATTGTACAGAGATGATCGGGGAGCAATGCCTTACCCGGCAATGGGTAAACGGCTCAACAAACACATACCAGAGGTATCATTATGGGCCAGGTATCAACGGAGCAAACAGTAGCGATCATTGAAGCGGTTGGCGATGCAATTCCGGATCCGGTAATGCAAGCTTCTCCTAACATGAGTTTCTGGCCATTATTGTTGCTTGCAATTATCCCTGTATTATTGGCATTTTGGTTGAGGAAAAAGAAATGATCGGCATTACATTGAGAGAATATATCGCTCTTGGTATTTTCATTGTTGCAATCATAGGATTGGTTGTAAGAGTTTCCCATGTTTTAAATAAAAAAGTTTCTTACGAGAGTTTGGATCGTTGCCGGAAAGAGGTAACGGATTCTTTTGTATCAAAGGATGTATTTATTCTTTCATACAATACTGTAAAAGAAGATATTGTTGAGATAAAAAAAGATGTAAAGGAATTGCTATCCCGGAAATGAGCGATCACAAGTTGAATATAGATGTACAAAAGATCGCCATTGCAATCCAGGAGATAAGGGCGCAAGCAGATCTTATTGAAAATATAATACATGAAGCTTTATTAAAGGAAAACGAAAATGGATGAAATAACCTTACAATGGATCCAGGGAGTTAAACTTTTGATCCTCGGCACATTCGCAATGCTGTACGGCTTTGGCGGAGTTTCCGGGAAATGGAAGCGCAGATTTATAGGGCCGATTGTATATGTTGCCGGAATATCCGGGGTATCGCTATGGATGGGTACATTCAATCTATGGTACTTGCTTTGTGCGCCGCTGTTATTTGGCTCGCTGAGTTTAGGATATGGCGCTAGTACAACAGCAGAAAAAATTAAAAAAAGAGCGATAGCCGGAGCCGCTTGCGGATGCGCAACGCTTCCAATCTTCATCGTTAATGGAGCTTACACGCTATTGCCATTACATATAGCAGTATGTATGGCCGTATCAATAGTTGCTGGCACATGGAATCAAACATCCTCGGCAAGAGCAGAGGAAACTATGATCGGCGCAACATACGCCTTAATACCATTATTCATCATCTAAGGGGAGATAAGATATGAGGAAATTGATTTTTGTTTTACTAATCGCTTGCGTTGCCTTTATCGGCTGCGAAGCAAAAGAAGCAGAAGCAAGAGGGGGTGGAGATCCTTGTAAATCATTCTTGGGATCTATACTTAACGATTGTATCCCGGAAGCGGATGTTGATGATCCGAAATCCGCAATCGGCGTTGGTACGGATATTAAACTTTGGGAGCATGAAAAGTTTACCATCGACCAGGAAACTCGCCTTAACCTTAACGGCTATGGCGGAGTTGATGAGGGAGATTGGGCCACATACGCTGTACTCAAACCTAAAATGGAAAAGGGATTGCTGCAAGTTGTTGGCGATTTCATTGGCAAGCTCTTTAACAAAGGAGAATAACTATGTATTGGTGGCCTGTATTCTTGGTAGCAGCTGTTTTTGCAGTTATGGTAATTTTAACCATCATTAGACGGAGAAAAAAATAATGTTAAAGGGATGGAAAACTTATATCGTTATGATCGTTGGAGTTTTGGCTAATGGCGCTGTTGCGATGGGATATATCCCGGAAGCATATATTGGCGCTATCAATAGCGTACTCGGCTTCTTAGGATTGGGAGCGCTTAGAGCTGGAGTTGCCAAAAAATGACATTGGCCAATCAAATTGTTGGTTTGGTTAAAGAGGGATTGGGCGCTTATAAAACTTACCTCGCAACCCGGCAAGAAGCATATAATCGCAAGCAAGATAAGAAGCAAATTAGAGCGATCCAGGCCGGCGAGCAGTATATCTTAACGAATGAGAAGCTGAAGTTGGCCAAAGATCCGAAAGAGATCCGGAAGCTCCAGAAATATCTATCGGCTTGGAAGATCAAGTTTTTTAAAGCGAATTAAGATAATCCTCGAAGAGTTGGATAAGCCGCTCCGATGGCTTTCTCGGCAGCGGCTTATTCATGTGGCAGATTGAGCAGATCGGCAAACAGTTAAACGGCGATTGAGTGTATAATGGAAACTTCTTATTATTCACTTTATCGTTAGGAATGATATGATGAAAATGCTCGGCAATCTCTGAGCATCCCGGCATGGCACATCGGTATCCATACGCTTCCAGCATAACAGTTTTTGTTTCTTCAGAAAACTTATAATCCACAGTATCCCTCACATTCATCATCAAAAAGATCTGGCTGGTTATCGAAATCTATATCTTCTAATGGCCGCAAGCTCCGGTGTAGGAAAGCTTTGTTTTTCAAAGATACCCTATGCTTCCGGATAGCATGATCAAAATCCACAGCATCGGCAAACTCCGCTGGGGAATTGGCCTTGAGCTGCTTCCAAAATATATCTGAGTGATAAGGGCATCCAATACAGGCGCTCTTGGGCGGCAGATGCCATCCTTGATTCTTAATAAATTGGATACATTGATTTCTATTTATCTCATGTTTGATCAGCGGATAGATATTCTCGATCCATTTAACCCGGTTTGGCTTCATCCGGGCCGCTTCATCCAAAGAGATCCCTAACCAGAGCTTCACTTGCGTATTGTGGCGCTCATACGGCTTTAGGCCCAGGATCTTCCGGATCTCCTGGTAAACCGGCTGTACTTTATATTCATTCGTACATTGCCGGCGCAACATTCCGTATGACGGCCCGGCTTCATCATTCTCCGTAAACAGCGGCATGGCGGCAAAGCGCTTGGAGTTATCCAGCGCATCATCCCTTAGATTCCCATGCTGAACAGTATGAAACTTCATCCCTTTGGCTTCCAGCCAGGGTATAAACCAGCTCAAATAGGAGTATGTACCCTCAACTTCCCAGCCGGTATCAGCGAATACAACATGATCCGGCAGAGGAATCGTGCCTTTAGCGCACATCATGGCCAGCGCAACTGTTTGGATTCCGCCGCCAAACGATAGGATGTTTAGCTCATCTTTCACGCTGCATTTCCTCAATGATCTTGAATTGGCCCTTTTTGATCGCATCAATGATGCTGGCCACAGTTTTTCTTGATGAATGTTCGGCGTGAAACATCTCTGAATGGCATACGATCTTTCCATTACAGGCGATCAGCCGCCAATGATATTTCTGAGCGCCTTTATTCCGGCGCACAAACTCAAACCTAAACTTTGCCCAATGCTTCTTATTCTTTTTCTTTACCATCAGTATTCTCCGGTTTGTAGTATCGGCAATGATGCTGATACCATGCGGTTAAAAGTGGATCTCCCGGATGCTGCGCAAACAATCTCAGCTTAAACTCCATGCACATCTTCCGGAAACTCATATATAACTCTTGCGTTAAAGTGTTATTATCCATATAAATACCCTCGGATTCTTTTTATCGATACCACAGCATCGGATATAAATCGATGGAACGCATTGCCAACAATCATCTTTTATGATCCGGAGATCCTTTAACAGATCTAAAATGCTGGTTAGTTTATTATCAAGATCGGCCCGGCGGTTATCCGGCATCCAAAACTCAAGCTGCATAGTACAATTATCCATCATCCTATTTTTGTACTTCAACAGCTCCAGGGATTGCTTCTTATGCCAGCTCCGATGCTCCTTTGATGTTACTCCATATTTAACTCTGCTATTTTTCTTGGCCGGGATCCGGCCATATATTTCAAGATGGAGCATTAAAACATCCCTTTCATTATATCCTTGATTGATTGGGCCGCCGGCCCTCTTGGATCCGGCTTGTTTGCTTGCTGCTTATTAGCATACCATTGAGCTGAAACCATCTGAAATGTTTTGATGAAATAAGGATACGGCTTCTGAGCGCCTGGCTTTCTCTTCCAATACGCTTCAAAGAGAAGCATCATCACTTCATCCGGAAACGGATCAGATCGCTTCAGCTCTTTCTTCAAGCGGCCATCGTACATATAGATATTGAAGCCATCTTTATATACGGCAGCCGCTTTTGATTCTACTTCCGGATTGGCAAAGTAAGGTTTTCTTGCCATTAGACAGATAAAGCTCCGATCTGATCCCGGATCCGGGCAGTTTGATCATCGATAACATCAAGGCGTTGCCCGATTGTCATTACCTTGCCGTTTATTGGAGCTTTGAATTGATCTTGATGCCGTTTTATTTTCCAGCGCTCTTTCATCCGTATTGCCTGGCGCTCCCTTGCTGCCTTGCTCCATTTTCCTTTCTTCTTTCTTTTCCTGGCTGCTAACTGCTCTTCGCTGAACTTGTAACCGGTGTGCATTGCGGCTCTCCTTTTTTGTGCCATTTTTCTTCTTAGTTTATGGTTTGGTTTCATCCCTAACTTCAACCGATATTTGCGCTTCTTCAACCTTTCGTATTTTGTCCTATCCATAGGATCCTCTTTATTTTTTGTTTGGTTTCTCGAAGTATGCGCAGATCGCTTCATACTGATCCTTACCTATGTGCTTTGTTGATTCCAGCTGGTACTCCCATTGCAGATGCGCATGGATCTCTTCATCCGAATAACCGGATCCTTTAGCGATGGCGTACAGCCGTTTGCCCTGTTTATCGGTAATGGCATTGGCTGGCGGCTGGGAAGATCGTTGCTCTGGCGGCTTCTCATCGCCTGTTTTTTCTGTAACTTGCTCTGATTCCTGGCTTTCCGGCTTAATTGGCTCCGGATCTTGCTCCGGCGGCTGCGGATAATGCTCCGGATCGTTTAGATCCGGCGCTTTCTCAGCCGGTTTCGGATCCGCTTCAATCGTATCGCCATTCCAGGCCGTATTATCCTTAACTGATGCCATATCCGGATCGATCTCATTCTTGATCGTTTCATCGGTTGCAACTTTCCGCTGATCATCCACAGATAGCGGTAGAAGCTTACAGATTCGCTTCACAACTGTTTTCTTGGCCATCTCCGAGTACCATGTATTCCAGGGCGAAAAATCGCTCTGAGATGCCTTAGAAGAGCTTTTTACCTTGTCAATTTCGCTCTTATCCATGTAAACAAACACTTTTTCATCTGCTACAAGGTTTTTCGCCACACAGTACACGCCACGAATCGGCATTTTTTCCTTATCCCAGGCCGGTATATGCCTTAGTTTCGGGTTAAGGCCCAGCTCATACTCAAACTCATCTCCCTCATACACGATCTCAGTTGATAAAAGGGTTGCTTTGCCGCATCGATTCAGCAGCTCAACGATCCCTTTGTACCCGATCACAAACTGTACTTCCAGGTTGCCTTTATTCCTAAAGGGTATGAAATGGCAATGGCCGATGTTGCCGGGCGTTAGGCCCAGCTGTACGGTTTGGATTACGGCAGCGATCAAGCTGGATTGGGTGCATTGCGCAAGCTCCGGCGATGATCTCAATACCATTGTGAATACTCCGATCATTCGCTCCGGCGTAATGGATGCCGGGAGCGCTTTGGCGATCAGATCCTTCTTTTGCTCCAGAAAATCGTAAACTGTAACAATCTTCTGAGTAGATGCTTGCTTAGCAACTTCTTTCTGTGTAGCCATGTTAATTCTCCTTTTTTTCCATTCCATGATCAAGCGATCCGGCGTAATTGATGCCGGCAGCGCCTTGAAATCTTCCGATAGATCCGGCATCTCTTTCATGCTTTCCTCACTCTCAATACCCGGCTATCAGAATCATAGGCGTACCGGTTATAGATCTCCGGCTGCTCTTCCTTGAGATTCTTCTGATCCAGGCGTTTTGTGGTTTGCTTCTTCCATGTTATTTTATAATCCGATGTTTGGATTCCCAGGTTATCGCCAATAACTTGCTTCAGCTTGGCTTCAACCTCATCTTTTTGCTCCAGCGTATCCTTAATGGTTGCCTTGAGCTGCTGCAACAGGGCGATCGAAGCATTCATCTCTTCAACATCCTGGAGCTGCTCATCGCTCTCCGGATGGATCTCGATCATGAAGGCGTTATCATCGCCCATAGCCAGCGGCGCTTGATCATCCTTAACCATCTGCCAGAATATGATCGCTGCCTTCTCCTGGTTATCAAACAGCTCCGGATCAAACTCAATCTCCTTATAGAGAAACTTCTGGCCGCCGATCAGTACGGCAATATGCCCGATCTCCCGGCCGGTAATGCCCAGCTGCCAATTAACTTGAAGGATATACTCCGTTGGGATCTCCTCATCTTCCCATTCCTTCTCTTTCCAGGCGCTCGCTGTTTTACATTCCAGCAGCTCATCGGTTCCAACAACCAGCCGATCAACCTGGCAGCGCATCCAATCACGCTTTGGATGCTGATAATTCTTTGGCGCTCTGCGTACCTTTTTACCGGTACGCTTGGTAAACATCCGGGCAACTGTTTCCTCAAGCTCAGTACCCATCTCAACTGCTTCATTTCCCGATAGATCCGGCGATTCGATCTTACCGGTTTTCTCGCTCCACAGCTGGAGCGGAGTTTTCCATCTATTCATTCCCATTACTGCGGATATATCTGATCCGCCAATGAATCCTTTTCTTTCCATAATCTGCTCTCCCTTAAAATAACCGGTTAGTGAATCTCCATTGTACTTTTCTAACGCTTCTCTTCGTTGCCGGATCCTCTACATTCCGTACTTCTTCCAGCATCCCATCCTTGATCAGCTTCGTTATCTTGGGCCGTACCATGTTCATATCGTTAAATGGCAGCTGGCCGGCTCCGTACATCAGATCCTTAACTTCCCGATCCGTAAAGCTATGGGCCGATCTTTGCTCAAAATAATAGGCAATCCGGTGGATGATCCTCTTGAAATTATCATCTGCTTTACATTCTTCATACGATTTGCGGCTGTTGTTGTGCATTAGCGCTCTCCTTAATAGGCCAGGCCAGCCAGGAGCCGATTGCTTTCCTTTGATGTGCGAGCATCGCCGGAAACCTGGCGGTTATTATAATTTTGCCCGGCAAGCTTCCATGTATTTCCGGTTGATCGGATGAAACAGCGGATCATCAAATAGGGCGTTGGCGGCCCAATCCTCAAGCCGATCAATTACTTCCGGATCGCCGCCATGTTCCATCAGCCATTCATAGCCGCCATCCTCATTGCCTATTCGATCAGCGTATTCGTATGCCAAAAACTCTTCATCCAGAGATCTTAGATACGCTCTGTAACATTTATATTTTATTTGGATCAGCTGCTCGGTAAGATTCTCTTTTTCAACATCAGCCATTGCTTCCTTTAATGTTCTCTGCATATTCGCATCTCCTGGTGGTAGGTTATTACTTCTGGATTATAAGGCCCTCTGTTGAGATCCATACTTCATTCTTTTTTATTTGATGATCGGTGTTGCAGCACATATTGGCATAACGAAAAACGCTGCCGCCTGTTTTGTGATTGTACCCGGCGAGGATTACTTCTGCATCATCTGAAAACTTGCTGATCGCTTCTTTTAGATCTTTTACTTTCATATCGCATCTCCTGGTTGTGGGCCGCTCCCGGCCCGGTTGAACTGCTGGGATCTAAAGTATATACTAGGATAGATCTTTTGTCAAGTGATTTCTCGCTAGGATAAATAAATAAAATAACTTGCATCTCGGATATTTCGGGAGTATAATTTTCAACATGGCACAGAAACCAAACAATATGCCGCAAATCGGTAACACTAGACCTCGGCGATCCGGAAGCCATCCGGCCACACGAAACAACTTTATACTTGATTCCCTAACCTTGTACCGGCATGAAATGCTAAACTCCGTAGATTCCGGGAGCGCCAGAGAAATCTGCCCGGCCCTGTCCTAGTGGCGTAAGCCAGAGAGCATCGTGTGGATGCGTTTACATATTGTTGATCATTTACTCCTGGATCCGTAGGGAGCGCTTTACCTTTCAAACCCTACCTTACCCGGCATGAAAGACACAAGCTATGAAGAAAAAGATAGTATGCCCAATATGCCGTACAACAAAGAAGAAACCAGGCAAATGCCCTTGCCAGAAAGGAAACAATGAAACAAATACGAATCAACCTAGAATCTTCAGAGATCGTATTGCCGAATAAACCTAAAAACAATATCAGCTTGCAGATCAGCGATAATTGTGATCCGGAAGATGTTAAGCAGATGGCCAATATGTTTCTTACTTGGTATATCACACATTCGATTGCGCCGCAGCCGGATGTTTCAGCTGCATCGAAGAATTAAATGCCCAGCAATCGTGGCCATAAGTTGAGCGATTATATGAAGTTGAATGAAAAATCTGCGATCAAGAAAGAAAAAAGAAGAGTAAAGACCTGGAAACGAAGTACGCCGATCTTAAATAATCCAGAATCCTCGCCGAGCGTTGATATTCCGCAACATAGATCAACATAATGTTTAAAAAAAACAACATATCTGCTTGACAAATCCCTATTTTACCTTTTATAATTAGAGTACACGCAAGTTTTGCGGCTTGTTGTGTGCCATGCTGAGTGAGAGGTAACAGGCAAAACTTTCTCAACAAACTATTATGCCTTACATAATGTTTACAATTCTAATCATCTGAGCAACCGGATCCCATCCACAGGGATCCTTTTTTATTTATGCTATCGGATAAAGAGTTTACAAAAATCGAAAAAGCGCTGGATAACGGAACGCTCAAACTAAGGTTTTTAACTGATGCCGAATATGCAGAAGCCGAAAAAAAGTGGCGGCAAGCAAAAGCCAGGCAAAACATCCAGCCGGGAGAGGTACTAAATGCCTAAAGGCACAAAGGTACACAAGGTTTATGATGCGCTGCGCAGAGAGGGCAAATCTCCGGGTAGCGCTGCGAGGATCGCACAGGCAAAAACCGGCCAGAGCTTGAAAACCGGTAAAAAATCAAGGAGTTGAGATTATGGGAATAACCAAAGCGAAAACGGCGAAAGAAATCAATGCCGAAATCAAAGCAAAACGAAACCCGGAAGCAGTTGAGCCGGTGGTTGAGGATCCGAAAGATGCGCCTGTTGGGGTTGAAGATACTAACGATGCTGGAGCCGCTGAATCTTCTGAAGAAGCCAAAGACGGATTACAAAGCGCCGACAACGCTGGCGCAAGTGATTCTGAGGAAGAAACAGAGGATCAGAAGATCCCTGGCCCGGAAGCAAGCTGATGAAAACCGGTAGGCCGCTGCTCTTTGAAAGCGTGGAAGCGCTAGAATCGGCCATTGAAGCTTATTTTGAGAGCTGCTGGGAAGAGGTTTGGATTCAGAATCGCCGGCTAGATGATCAAGGTAAGCCGATCAAGGATCCGCAAGGCGGATTTGAGCTTGAATGGGTACAGAAGCTTGATCGCAACGGCAAAGTGATTCTCCGGCAGATGAAGCCGTATAGTATTACAGGCCTAGCAGTTGCGTTAAATACTTCCCGGCAAACGCTTTTAAACTATGAAGCTCGGCCAGAGTTTTTTGACACTATAAAAAGGGCGAAAGATATTTGCGAGAGATTTCTGGAAGAGGGATTGCTTTGCGGCGAGATCCCGGCTGCTCCAGGCATCTTTAACGCTAAGAATAATTACGGATGGATTGATCGTACTGATCAGTTTGTTGCGGCCACAGTTACAGAGATGCCAACGATCAAGAAAGATGGCAAGGATATGAACTTTAACATCGGCCCGGATGCAGAAAGCAACGCCACATGACCTTAGAGCTGCCCAAATTGTTAGATCTACCGGCGTTATTACTGCAAATCGTTGATAAGTTTGATCTTTTTAGATATTTTCTCGCAGAGGGTGGGCGTGGCGGCGGCAAAAGCCAGGGAGTTGCCCGGCTGTTGCTATACCTTGCCGGCCATTTTAAGCTGCGCATCGTGTGTGGCCGGGAGATCCAGAAGAGTATTGATGAATCGGTTTATACCATATTTAAAGATCTGATCATTGAAAACCAGCTTAACTTTGAAGTACAGGCGCAGCGGATCATCCATCGAAAGACCGGTACGGAGATCAATTTCAAAGGTTTCCGGGAGCAAGGATCGGTAAACATCAAAGGTTTAGAGGGCGTTGATATTCTCTGGATCGATGAGAGCCAATCGATCACGCAGCATACGCTGGATATTATCATACCAACGATCCGGAAGAGCAAAGCCAAAGTATTCTTTACCATGAATCGGCATCTAAAGAATGATCCGGTGTACAAAGAGTTTGTGAATCGGGATGATTGCTTACACATTAAGATCAATTACCTGGATAATCCATTCTGTTCAAAGGAGCTGATCCATGAAGCTGAGTTGTGCCAGGCCAACAGGCCGGATGATTATCCGCATATCTGGCTGGGCGAGCCGCTTGAAGAAGCGGATAATTTTTTGTTTACTGAGCAGCGTTTACTTGATTGCGCTGGCACAGATTTTCTTGGCTGCGGCCATCATGAAATGGTTATGGGCGTGGATCTCGCCAGATACGGAGAAGATAAATGCGTAGCGAAGATCTTACAGAAGCGAGGGCCGCTGAAGTTTGAAACAAAGCATACTGAGCGCTGGGGTAAAAAGAATCTGATGGAATCCACAGGCCGGATCGTGGATCTTATGACACGCTTTAAGCTGGATGCAGTTGCGATTGATGCCGATGGCCTGGTTGGAGTATGTGATCGGCTTACGGAATTGAAGTACAACATCAATGAGTTTCATGGCGGCTTCTCCGGGAAAGATCATGTTGAAGCTTGGCAGAGTTACGCAAATGTAAAAACAGAGTGGTATCACAAGCTTGAGATCCTAATCGGCATGGGATACATGGGCGAGATCGATCAGCATACGATTGATAGCTTGCTTACCATCATGTTTACGCATCGATCCAATGGCTCGAAGATCATTATCAGCAAAGAGATCATGCGATCCAAAGGGTTTAAATCGCCGGATGAAGCTGATGCTCTGATGATGGCCCTGTACGCAACGCAGTTCATTGGCCGGAAGATCGAAGAGAATGAGGATTTTAAAACGCCAATCGTGGCTCAGAAGCCGCAAGATGGCAATTTATTTAGGATAGCCGGTTACAGATGAGCGATGATACAAAGAATTGGTTATACAGATTGCATTTCCCTTGCCGGAAGAAACGATGCAACTGTGATAAGATTATCAAGGATGCGGAGAAATACTTAGATGAGAAAGTTAAAGCAGATGGTAAAGAGATCAAAGCGAATCTTGATCCGCAACTTCGTTGATCTACATTCCAGGGATGGAGAGAGATCCCGGCGCAAGCGGCAGATCAAAGCCGGATCCTTAACAGCAAGCAATGGATTGGTAACATAGTGTATGAATGGGATAATGAGTATGCACATCCGGGAGATGATCTTATGAAGCCGAATGAATGGGTATTAACGATCTTGCAAGTAGCAGCGCCGGTGTACGCTTTTAGCATCGGCAACAAACCAATGGGGATCTTTTTAACGATATGGCTGATTATGTTTGGTATTGCAGAGGTAGTATCCAAAGCGATAACCGGTGGAACACTATCACAGAATGTTTGGAAACAACCGAAACATCGGCGAGTAATCTTATCCTTACTCATGATTGCCGGAATGATCGCTCTTGGATGGCACTTTATATGGGGTTGATAAAGATCTCTGCTATAATAATAATAACGATTCTGGCAATGTTCGGCGCTTATATGCTTTTTCTATTCTGGCCGATCATCCAGGCAGCGTACTAGGGAGAAACGATATGGCATCATTTATAAGAAGATTGTTTGGCGGCGGATCAAAGCCAAAGCCGGCTCCTGTACCGGCAGCTCCAGCTCCAGCGCCTAAAGCTCCGGCAGCTCCGGCAGCTAAAGCGGAAGATACCGGCGGAACGCCAGCCCAGCCACAAGGTAAAACTCAATCCGGATCAACGAAGCAGAAGAAGCGCACAGGGCGCACAGTTTATACTGAAACATTAGGATTATCGGCAGCACAGAGATCCGGTACTAATCTTAAAACATTAACCGGCCAATAGGAGCAGAGCAATGATCTTAGATGATAAGAGATTACATTTCAATTATGATGCCGATAAATATATCCATCGGCGCTATCTCGGCTTCACAACAGCCATCGGAACAGCGATCTTAGGCGCAACAGCCGGAACAGCAGCGGCCACAGCAGTTGGCATAGGAGTTACCGGCCTGGCAGCATACGGCGCTTACAAAGGATTCAGCGCATTAACAGCGAAGCCAAAGGAAGTTGCAACGGCAGATCTACCGGGAGCGGCGGCATTAAAGGAAGCAGAGCCATCATACAACCGAGCTGAAGAGCTTGCAAAGAAACAAACCGATGCAAAGCGCAGAGGGATTGCCCGGAACAAGCCACAATATACATCGCCATTGGGCCTAACGCCATTGGATCAGAGCAACCTAAATCTTAAAACATTGACCGGAGCGTAATGACAACAGCAACCAAAGAGCAAGAGTTTATCGTTACCCGGTACAGCGAAAGTTATGATCCGGATGTAACAAGGTTATGCCAGGCGTTTAGCGATGAAAGCTTGCATGAGTACGGCCTTGAGGTTAAGCCGGATCGCCTAGCGCAAATGACAGAGGTTTGCAAGGATATTTCATTCTTCCTTACCATTGATCGCAAGGTTGTTGGCTTGATCGCCGGCATGAAGCAAGAGAATCTAACCAATGGCAAGCTCGCATTGCAAGAAGTGATCTGGTATGTGGATAAGGATTACCGAGCCAATGGCCGGATCCTATTGCAATACTTTGAGGAAGCAGCAAAGATGATGGGCGCATCATGCGTTGTTATGGGATTGATGTGCAACTCCGGCATGGATAAGCTAGATAAGTTTTATAAACGGATGGGATACAAGCCGTTTGAGATTCAGTATTTAAAGGAGATTACATAATGGCAGATCAGATCGCAGAGTTATCAGCAGAGAAGATCGTACAGCACAAGGGAACGCTCAAGGGCCAGCGATCTAACTTTGATACCTATTACCAAACCTTGCATGATTATTTTTATGTTGAAGCGGAGAACATCAATCGATCATATTATCCCGGTACTGAGCTTGATTATCTTTATTTACTTGATGGAACGAGTTTAGAGCTTTCCGACATACTCGCATCCGGCGTGGCAAACTATCTAACGCCATCAGCTTCCAAATGGTTTACGCTTGAGCATCCGGATAAAAACATCCGGGATGATAAAAAGGTACGGATGTGGATGCAAGATGTGGCCGATGAAGTAAACTTTGTGCTGAACAGATCCAACTTCTATAACCAGATGCCGATCTTTTATAAATCATCCGGCGTGTATGGTACATCAGTTATCATGCTGGAAGAGGATGTTGAGGATGAGATACGTTTCTATAACTTGCCGATCCGCCATGTTTACATTACAGAGGATGCCAGGGAGAAGCCGCTTGAGTTTTACATGACCTTTGAGTATAGCGCCGAGCAAGCATTTACGAAGTTTGGCGATAAGTGCGATAAAGATATTATCGAATCGATCAAATCGAAGCGAGATGCTGATAAGAAATATGAATATGTTTATTATCTAGGGCCGAGAGTGATCCGGGAGTTTGGCAAGAATACGCAAGATAACATGGCAATCCGGGGAGTTTGGGTTGAAGCGAAAACAAATAAGATCATGGCAGAAGAGGGATACAATGAGATGCCGGCTGTTGCGCATCGATTCTATAAACGGCCACGCATTGCATACGGCTTCTCGCCGGCCATGAAAGCATTGCCCTGGATCCGGATGTTGAACACGATGGCCGATACGATACTCCGGGCAGCTATGAAGCAAACAGATCCGCCAATCGCCGTACCGGATAGCGGATTCTTAGCGCCAATGAACTTCAACCCTAGAGCGCAGAATTATTACAAAAAGGGAAAGCTTGAT